GCAAGTAGTATTATAGGTGGGTTAGGAGTGAATCAGGCCTTTAATTGCGTTGCGAATAAGCCTTATTATTCGTATATTTGGGCTGGTCTATTGCCGTTAAATCTTGAAAAAGATAATTTAGTTAAACCATTAAAGATGGAGTAAAGAACATGGATATTAAAGTCCGTAGTATCTCCACAGATTGGTCAGTAATGCCCGGAGGGTTGACTTGGTATTTTATCGGTCAGCCCAAAACGGGTAAAACTACTGCTGCCAGTGCATGGAGTGAAAAAGGCTCAGAAGGTGTTCTATTAATAGATACCGATTTGGGCGTAGACTTTGTTGAGGGGGCTAATACAGTAACCGTCAACAGTCTAAATCCACCCGAGGAACTAATAAAAGAAAAAGGCGAACAAGTTTATGACAATAAAGGTCGCCCACAATCAAAGATACTCCCACCAAGTAAAAGAGGTTTTTATCATAGGATAGGAAAAAACAAAGGAAAACCAATGGAAGTTTATTCTCTCCAAGAAGTTTTCATGTGGCTCTATGATGAATGGGACAAATTACCCTATGAAACTGTGGTCCTTGATACCGTTGATGAAGTTAATGAATGGATACAAGACGAAGTAGTCAAGGAACTTGGTATCACTGCTATGGGAGAAGGACAATGGGGTGCAGACTGGGGGAAAGCCAGACGTAGAAATCTTGATATTGTAAAAAGATTTCAAGGTTTTCTCAAAAGTAAAGGAGCTAATTTGATTTTAATAAGTCACTCTAAAAGCACCCAAATTCAAGACAGTAAAGTACAATTATCTCCGGATTTACCAAGAGGATTAGCCTATGCATTAACTGCTAAAGCTGATGTGATTGGTTATTGTACTGCAGACAAAGATAGTAAAGGATATTATATATCTTTTCAAGCTTATGATGAACGAACTGTAGGTAGCAGGTTAAAGCCTCTTGCCCAGCAAACATTAGAGCTTAGCTATGACTCAATTAAACAACAAATCTTAACCTTTGAAAAGGAGGAAACCAATGCCAAGGTTTAGACCAACAGCAACAGCAAATGGAGTAGGAAGTTCATTTGGAGGATTCATGGAAGGACAAATCGTTGACTTTAACGACCGTTCAGATGAATTCACATGGGCAGATATCTTTATAGATGTCACATTCCGAGTACCATCCAGTCAATATCCAGTAATTTATTCCCTTAAAGGAACTTACGACAAAGAAGATAATGGTAATATAAAGAGTTGTTCTCTATTAAATAGAATATACTACTTATTTGATGCCATTGGATTCACAGGCGGACCCAATGTAAAGGGAGAATGGGAAGACAGTGATGGAAATATCATACCAAAACTTGACGATTATCTATCTAAAAATCATATCAAAGACGACGCATTAACATCTGAAGTAAATCCATACCATATTTTCGTATATAAGGAATGGATTGCCGACAAAGGAAAAGCCTATACCAGAGTTTGTCCTAAAATCGTTATGAATACGACTAAAGGGATAGCTGACTTAAAGTCATATGTAGCCTTCCTACGGCAGAAAAACATCCTAAAAGAATATACAGGCGAAGCCACTCAGGAGGGAGACACCCCTTCCTCCACATCCAGTCAAATCCCCTTTTGATAGGTTAGCCTGTGTACATTGAGGTGGCAGTCGGCAGTCCCCGGAAACGAGGGCTGCTGATTCCCCTTGATACATTGCCCGATTTAATTTATAATGAAGGCAAAGAGCAAGCTGTATATCGTAGCACATATCTTTATTATGAAGATGCTATAGATTACAGAAAAATCAAGGGGAGTCTCAAGGATTTCCTTGGGACACGAGGCATAGATTGGATACCTGTTGATATCGACAAAGGTCAGAATACAGACGAGTTTACTCTTGACACCGTAAGAGGATTCATTTATGAATTAGAAGACTATGGTGCTAAAGAAGGTAATTATTCCATATACTTTAGTGGAACTGGTTACCATGTAATGATTCATGCTGATACCTTTGGGTTTGAAACATCTCGAGATTTGCCTTATATAGTAAGAGAAACAATGAAGGGTATGTTTAATTACATCGACATGTCGGTATATATGCGAACTGCAATGATAAGATGCGATGCAAGTCTAAACGCTAAAGCTGGTCTTTATAAGATTCCAATTCTTAAAAATGACCTTTTTATGAATGATTATACTTGGATACAAGAGCGTGCTAAAGAAAGACTTCCAATATCAGAGCCAACAGAAGAAAATTATGGTGAAGGTGAATTAAAAGAGCATATTAGAAAAGATGTCCCCGGAATACGAACTCTAGCAAATGTAACTGAGCCTTCAAAGTATGTGACTTGTATGCAAACAGTATATAAGCTTGGTCCAGTTCAAGGGACAAGAAACAATGCAATATTAAGATTGGCTGCACACTATAGAAAGTCTGGGATAACATCTGATGCTGCAAAGTCTGCTATTCTACATTGGAATAACAAAGCATTAGATGAGCATTTAGTTCTTAAAAAGATAGAAGACACATATAACAGAGGATATATTTATAAATGTAATGACCCTATCATGTCATTGCATTGCAATCCAAAGTGTGTTTACTATAAAAACAAAGACTATAGCATAGATATATTCCAGTCTGATGATATGCAGAAATCTTTAGAGACTAGAATGGATACTAACTTTAAAGGGAAAACTATCCAGCTTGGAAAATTACTTGGATTACCTGAACAGATTGATTGTGATATTTATCCGGGAGAGTTAGTAACTATCTTTGGAGCTACTGGTTCTTCAAAGACCACTCTTGCTCAAAATATAGCTCTGGGATATAATGCCAAAGAAGATATTATAGACCCAGAATTACAGATTCCAACCCTGTTTCTATCTCTTGAGTTATCAGAGTGGTATATGCATAGAAGACATTTACAAATACTAAGTGATAAAAGTAAAAAAGATGTAGCCACTTACCATAAAGAGTTATGGAAATTCCATAAGAATGAATTAAATCATATAAATGTTACGACTGTGAGCCCCAGTGTTGAGCAAATTGCAGAAATGGTAAGAAAAACCGACCCAAGACTTGTTATTATTGATTATATTGACCTAGTGGAACCCCCCAAACATATTCGTGGAGAATATGAAAGCATACGATACATTTCACATCGTTTAAGTAGCATGGCTGTGAATATGGATATAATAATTATTCAAATTTCACAAATTAGCCGTTCTTATTCCAGAGAACAGATTATGGATATGTATGCTGGGAAAGGAAGTGGTGCTATAGAAAACGCATCACGGAAAGTCCTTGGTATAACAGGCGATGCGAAGAAACCTACCAAAAAACTGGAGTTATTTAAGAATAGTGATGGTGATTTATTTACAGACCATTACTTAAAATGGACTCCTTCTTTCCGTTTAAAAATAACCGATGGAGGTACAAATGAAATTGGTTAAAAGAACCACAAGAGATATAATTGGTGACTACATTGACAATGAAAACTATATTGACTATCTAGAAAAGACTGAGGATGTAGACTCCGATGAGTATTCAACAAGATTAACACAATATGAAGAGTCAAAAAAAGCTCTCGAACTAGAAATAAGGAATAAAATTGATAAAGTAGACTATGTTGTTTTAGAAGTGAAACGTAAAGAGCATTTAATTGATGCTGAAGTTGATGCTTTAAAGAATGAGATTGATAGATTAAAACAAAGAAAGCGTTCTATAAATAAATTCAGAGATTTCGTAAATAAAATACTCTTACCAATGGTTATCGAAGAAGTGGGAAATGCAGATGGTGTTTGGGAAACGGATGTTGCAAGATATAAAATGTACGAGACTTATGGTCCAGTAGATGTGAATCCAGAAATGTGTTCAAGAGACTTTATTAAAGTTGAAGTCAAAGAAAGCATAGATAGAGTTAAGGCACGAAATGCAGCAATATCAGCAGATAAGAACGATAAGCCAATGCCTGATGGTATTGAGATTAACAAAGTTAAGAGAGTGAGAAGGTCATGAGCGAATGGATGGATAAAGATTCATACAAGCGAGTCTTGGATGAACAGAAATTTAACAAACTATTCAATTGGATAAAAATCGAAGGAGGCTGTTTAATAAATATTCTTACCTTTTTCAGATTAGGATTCCAACAAGCACATGACGAAGGAGGAGGATTCGTACAATTCAATGTCGGATTCTACCGTTTTAATATAACGCTTCAATTTGGAGTAGACAACCATGGCGTATAGACCAAATCAAAGACAAACAACACAGCAAGAGAATATTCATAATGCACTTTTAAGAGGAGAAAAAATAACTCCTATGGATGCGTTACATAGGTGGGGGTCTTTAAGGCTTGCTGCTATAATACATAATCTAAGAAAAGATGGTTTGGATATTTCCACAACCATTGTTAAAAGGCGCAATAGGAATTTTGCTGAATACAAGCTGGAGTCAAACCCCGGCTAAATGAAAGAGAAGGAACGATTTAAGCGGGTACTCTATCCAATTCATAAGACGTTTTGGGAAAGGGTACATAAAAAGCTTTTAAGAAAGATTTCAACTTTAAAAAGCTCGCTTAAGCGAAGGTCGTATGATAATGGTGTAATATTTGATATCAGCAGTAAAGATTTGAAGGAATTATTCCTTGATTTCTATGGCAAAGAATGCCGGTATTGCGATAAGATACTCAGAATAAATACCATTGTCTGCGACCATATCGTTCCACTCACCAAAGGAGGAGACTCTACTAAAGGGAATCTACAATTAATTTGTAGAAGTTGTAACAGTAGAAAAGGCCCTCTTGACGAAAAGGACTTTCTAAAGATTGTAAAATGGATTTCAAAACAATCTATGGAAGTCAAACAATATCTTTTAAGAAAACTAGCTAAAGGAGGAAGGTACTAATGAAAATTACCTTACTAGGATATGAATTAACGCTAAAAAAGAAAAAGAAATATAACTACTTAATGAAAGTTCCCAATGATAATTACAAACCTTGGTTACCTAATTATCTTCAACAGCATAATAGACCTTATAAGTACCTTCGTACAAAGGCATCTGTTAAGAAATATATTTCAAAAGGAGGACAACCATGGCAAAAAGAAAGCTGCCCAAAGATTTCTTCAGAAGAGCAGTAAATGACCTTCATAATAGAGTGCTTGCACTCGAGGTTACTTTTACTCATTTCTTAGAAATGGAAAAGAAAGAAAAGAAACTTGAAAAGTTTATGGAAAAAAAAGGAGGTAAAGAATGACAATGCAAATATCAATCGAGAAAAACCCCAGTATGACTATATATTTTCATGGAATAATGAAGTTACCACAATTGACGTATGAATCAGAGTATAGATGGACTTGTACACTTTATTATATGTCAGGCAGTGATAGCTTTACTGTAAATGGAGTCTCATGGGACCCACCCCCTAAAGAAAAATATAAAGACAAAGCAGAGAAAAGAATTGGTGATTTATGCTTAAGGTTATGGAACAAACAAGACCAAGAAAGTCATAAAGATATTATTCAATATCATGACCCCGGTGATGAACAAGAGCGTGAATATACTATAGCAGACTTTGGTGCTGATAATATAAAACGCTATAAAGATAAACGAGTAAAATTGAATAGAAGATATTCTACAAGAAGAAAGCAGCCATGAGTAAGAATTGGAAAGATTTTGTAAATTGGGAATTCCCATATAAAGGACATGTTATGTCAAACCCTCAATACTTAAAAGACAGGGAAAAGACATTTAAAAAGAATGGTAATGGGTGGTGGTGTAATGATGGCACAGGATGGGAAATGAGCAAAGAAACTCCAGCTCAAAAAATGAGGAATCAAAAAAATGAATAAAGTCTACTTAACAAGAGAAGACTTCCTAGCATTTGCTAGAGTTAGAAAAAGTGGAGACTATAAAAGTATGTACGATTCTAATGCAAGGCATGCTGCTAAACTTTCAAAAGAGAAGTGGTTAGAAATTATAAAGCAGTATAAAAACTTAGAAATCCCACGTTGGATAAAGGAGGATACAAGGAGTGAATAAAGAAATATTAGACCAAATCAAGACCAGACTTGAAATCGGAGCTAAGAAGTATGGAGAAGAGCTCAACCCAAAAGACGGAAGAGAATGGCTGCAAGAAAGTATAGAAGAGATGCTGGATGCCTGCGTTTATCTTTCTGCCAAACTAATGCTTATCAAAAGCAAAGAAAAGGGATGAAAGACAAAGTCTCCAGTTGGAGAAAAATTAAGAATATCTGGACATGAAGTTGAGTTAGTTATAGAAGCTTTGGACAATGCATCTGCAAACACTTATATTAGCGGAGATAATAATGCAAAATCCATTGAAATTAATAGACTCTCAGATAAACTTAAAAAAGCAGGAAAAGTATAGGGCAGGTCTTACTAAATTAATAACTAAACCTCTAAGCTGAATACATAGGTAAAGAGGATGAATAAATATGTTTAATTGGTTATATAAATTGGTTGGTAAGTAACGGTTGGCGTCGTACCTGCCCTAAAAGCAATGTTCAGCGTTCGGAAGGGAAGAATTGGTGAATTAATAGTAATGAGTGATTTACTAAAGAAAGGGTATGATGTCTACGAACCAGTAGTTGACGATAATGGAATTGACCTGTTAGTATCGAATGGCAAACTTATAAAGAGTGTGCAATGTAAGATGCACAATGTGGCAGTCAAAAGTACATCAGTCGAAATCAATACAAGAACTTGCCACAATGCTGATATATTAGCAGTCCCAATTGTACAAAAAGATTGTGTCTGTTATGTACCAACATCAAAAGTAAAGAGAGCTTTTACTATTGCTTACCTACCAAGCTTAAGCGGGCAAAAGCTATTTAGAAACTGGTATGAAGATTACCTTGAATTCCCATGGGAGGATTAACTATGCCAAGATGGAGTGTCCATTGGACATGTTGCGAATGTGAAAATCATTTCACAGACTTTGGAGGAGAAGTTGAAGAGAGAATGTGCTATGACTGCTTAGATAAGGAAGAAGATAGTGCTGAGAAATATAGTAAAGAAAGGCTAAATTTAGCAAAGAGCATAAAACAAAAAGGGGAGGCTTAGTCCTCCCCCCGCTCTTTAACTATTTTTTTTTATAACGACCTTAGACAGGAATCAATCTTCCATTAGGGTCGACATTAGCTGAGCAGCTCCCCATCCAAGCATACCAATCCCTCCACCAATCTTTAACCTAGAGGGTAACCATCTTTTAGTCATATACTTTTTATAATGCTTAGAACCAGACTTTGCTCTTGTCTCAGCTTTCCTTCTTTCCTCTAATACCTTTTCTTGAGCCTTAATCACACTCTTATGCTGTTTCCCTAGCTTGTCTACACCCTCAGGTTGCCCTACTCCATACCTGTCTACAAGGAGCTTAACCTTAGCCTGACTTGATATAGGAGTAATCTTTTTCTTAGGGGATGTTTTTTTCTTTTTAGGCTTATCAATAAGACTTTCCTCTACAGCTTTTTCTACTTCGACTACTGCCTTATTGAAGTCCTGCTCAAAACTTGCTATCTTTAAAGTTTGTGGCTTTACATAGTTCAAACCATTTCTATTCATTTTTATATTGAACAAGTCTCTTTTATCTGAGGCTAGCAATTTGACCACATCAGGATTCTTCTTATCCCAGACTACCAT